GCAAAGACTGCTGAAGTCGTTCTTGTAGGAACAGCTGTTGCTGCTCTTAAAGGAGTTGTCAAAACTAAATACGAAGGATTCCTCGATAGCAAAGCCGCGCTTCCTCTTAGCACTACGAATATTGCTAAAGGATCTAAGAAATCGTTTGGAGAGTGGTGATTACAGTGAGTATAGAATACCAGAACTTCCTTGCTCATCATGGCATCAAAGGTCAGAAGTGGGGCGTTCGACGTTATCAGAACGATGATGGTACTCTTACTGAGCTCGGAAAGCAGAGATATGGGGACAGTAAGACATATGAAGAAAATTTTATTAGAAAGACGTTGGGGTCTGATCTCGGGCAAGACACAATTGGAAAATACCAGCGTAAGATTGCTGAACGTATAGCAAACAAGCGGCCAAATGAGCAAAACAAGAAAGAGCTAGAAGGTTTGAGGGCTGCTGAGGCTAACATGAAAGCTTACAGAAGTCATACAAGTACTGCAAAGTTGATTGCACAAAATTTAACTATGCCGCTTGTAGCACCGGCTTACCGTCATGCTAGAGCTCGCGGTGCAGAAAGATCCAGAGCTTTTATAGAGTCTGTTTCCGCTTATGTCCCGGTTGCTGGGACTTGGGCACAATATATTGCGCGGTATTCTGGGGATGTTAAAGCATACGGTAATCTTGCATATCATTCGGATAGAGATGGTGATGCGATGTGACATTCGAATACCAGAACTATCTTGCACACTTCGGCATCAAAGGTCAAAAGTGGGGCATTCGTAGATTCCAGAATGAGGATGGTACTTTAACCGAAGCCGGTCGCATTAGATACCAGAAACAGCTTGACAGGGATATTAAGAAGAAATGGTGGAAGGTAAACAATAACGTTGCCGAAAGAAGTGCTGGAGAATTCGCGAAGATCAACGATAAGTATAAAAATGTTGATACAAGTGACAACAACCCAAAGATGAAACTTGCGTATTTGAAAGAAATGGCAGACGTTGACGATAGACTGTACAGAGAAGAAGCAGCCAAGTTCTTCAAAGATAACCCGGCGTATACGGATGAGCAGGTGTCAAAAATACCGACATATGGGCAAATCAGGCGCAAGTATACTGAAGAAGCAGATAGGCTTGTTGGTAGAGATTTCCAAAAAACAAAAGAAGGCGAACGTCTAAACAAAAAAGTTATGACTCTGGTGCAAAAGCTAGAGGACGAATACGACCAAATACGAGAAGACGATATTTTTGGCGTAGACAACGATGGTTCGCGATATAAAGCCGCAGAGAAAGCTCTGGCCGAAGCTGAAGAAGAGTACAACAAGGCTATGCTGCAGTTTGCAGCCAAGAAATACCATTGATGCATCAATGCGAAATTTCAAAATGGAAGTGGAGGTGAAGGGATTTGTCCGAGTACCGTGGTGACGGGATGAGCTTGGGAAAAAGACTGAAGCACGCCTGGAATGCTTTTACAGGCCGTGACCAGCAAGTGATCATAAACCAGGACCTTGGCCCGAGCTATTCGATCCGACAGGATCAAATCTCGTACCGAAGAGGCGTGGATCGATCCATTGTAGCCTCGATCTACACCAGAATTGCAATAGATGTTAGCACAGTTAAAATTCAGCACGCCAGAGTTGATGTTGACGGACGCTTTGTCGAGTCAATTGACTCTGGCCTTAATTATTGTCTAAATACTGAGGCTAACATAGATCAGACCTCCAGAGCTTTCCTTCAAGATATGGTTGAAGTTATGTGCAACGAAGGCGTTGTTGCCGTTGTTCCAACCGAAGCAACATTAAACCCTCGGCTGTCTGGAAGCTATGACATTAAGACCATGAGAGTTGGTGTCATCACTCAGTGGTGGCCAAAGCATGTGAAGATCCGGCTATACAATCAACTTACAGGAAAGCAGGAAGACATTGTGCTTCCGAAACAGATGGTCTCGATCATCCAGAATCCTTTATACAACGTGATGAACGAGCCGAACTCTACTTTGAAACGGCTTATTCATAAATTGAATCTTCTCGATGCAGTTGATGAAAAGACATCCAGCGGAAAGTTAGACATGGTAATTCAGCTGCCGTATGGAACTGGTACTGAGATGCGAAAGAACCAAGCCGAGAACCGTCGGATCGAGCTTGAGAAGCAGCTTGCTACCAGTAAGTATGGCGTAGGATGGCTTGATGCAAACGAGAAGATTATTCAGTTGAATCGCCCCGTCGAAAACAAACTCATGGATCAAATCGAATACCTGACGAGCATGCTATATAGCCAGTTGGGAATGACGAAAGAAGTTTTTGAGGGAACAGCAGACGAGAAGACGATGCTGAACTACTTTAGCCGCACGATCGAGCCAATCGTGTCAGCCATTTGCGACGAATTCAATCGCAAGTTTCTGACAAAGACAGCTCGAACTCAGAACCAGAAAATCGTGTTCTTCAGAGATCTGTTCAAGTTGGCTCCGGTAGACGCAATAGTCAACTTAGGAAGCCAGTTCGCCATGAACGCGATCATGACGCCCAACGAAGTGCGACAGCTTATAGGTTTCAAGCCAGCTGACACCACCGATGCGGACGAACTCAGGAACCGGAACGTCGATGCAAGTCCCGGGCCTGACGTGGAAGGTATGATGGGCGAAGGTGCCCCACCTGAAGGATATTCCGATCAGATGCCTCCAGAGGAAGAACCGGCGACGAGTATTGCAGACACGAAGATTTCTGAGGTGTTAGCCATGTATAGGCAACAGTAAATGCGGACTAGTTTCTAATGATATTGCGAAAGGAGTGCAAAGGATGAGTAAACCCAAAAATTATGACTTCGGCGGATGGGCTACGAAAAACGATCTCAAATGTTCAGACGGTCGTACTATTCGCCGGAATGCGTTCATCAATGATGACGGGAAACGGGTAAGTCTGGTGTGGATGCACCAGCATAATGATCCTATGAACGTGCTTGGCCATGCCGATCTGGAAAATCGTCCGGAAGGCGTCTATGCATATTGCACGCTCAACAAGAACACCACTGGCGGAAAGCAGGTTGCTGAGCTTATTGCTCACGGCGACGTGGTAGGTCTTAGCATCTGGGCAAATGGCCTTAAGCAGGATCACGGTGATGTTTTGCATGGAAGCATCAAGGAAGTCAGTGTAGTGCTTGCCGGAGCGAACCCGGGGGCAGTGATTGACTATCCGATTCTTGCTCATGGCGAAGAGAATGAAACCGAGGCTCAGATTCAGATGGTTGATCCGAATAGTCCAATCGATCTGTTCCATGCCGATGAAGAAGGAGAGGAATCAACCGATATGAATGACGATCATATTTCCCATGCTGACGAAAAGCCAGAAGAAAAAAAAGAAGGGAAACCTGCAAAGAAAGAACGTACCATTCAGGATGTTCTTGATGAAATGACAGAAGAGGAACGTGCGGTTACAGAGTTCCTTGTCTCACAGGCTCTTGACGGCAATACTGGTGCCCCGGCTGAAGAAGCAAAACACGGTGATATTAGTCCTCTCACTCCATGGAAGACTGATACATTGGCCCATGCAGATGACGATGGACGTACTGTAAAAGATGTCCTCGATGCTATGAGCGAAGAGAAAAGGCAGGTTGTTGAATTCCTGGTTGCCCAGGCACTCGAAAGTGCAGATGAGACTGATGATGAAGCCGACGAAGATGACAAAGTCGCCGCCCACAATGATGACGAAGGAGAGGTACTTGAAATGAACGTATTTGAACAGAATGGTATTAAGAATAGCCGCCCCGTACTCAGCCACTCTGAAGGAGCGGAAATGCTGAAGTATGCTGCGGAAAACCATATTTCCAGCCTGAAGCAGCTGTATCTTGGATGGGCTCAGGAGAATGGTATTGACGAAAACGAACTTACCCATGACGATCTTGGCATTAACAACATTGCGACTGTGTTCCCTGAACACAAGCTTCTGAATGGTCCCGAACCTGAACTGATGACCACCGATCAGGGCTGGATCACCAAGGTTCTGGCTAAGGTTAAGAAGAGCCCCATGAGCCGCGTTAAGGTTCGCTTTGCCGATGTTCGTGATATTTCCAATCGTCGTGCCAACGGTTACACCAAACAGCAGCAGAAGGAACTGGCTGGCAACATCGACCTGCTTGGTCGTGACGTAAACCCGACCACTGTTTATATTTCCTCCAAGCTGGACCGTGATGACATTGTTGATATTACTGACTTCAACGTTGTCAACTTCATGTACAACCTGGACAAGATGAACCTGAACGAGGAACTGGCTCGTCAGATCATGATCGGTGATGGTCGCACTGGCAACAAGGCTATCGATCCCACCAAGATTAAGCCTATCTGGACAGATGACGACATGTTCTGCATCCATACCAAGGTTGATGTTCAGGCCATGCGTACCGAAATGAACGGTTCCGACTCCAGCAAGCACTTCGGTGATAACTATGTGTATGCTGA